CACCACGCTGGCCGGCGACAAAGACAATCCAGTGCAGGTGAGCGTGCTCGATAGTATCCTCAAGGGAGAATGAAGCCGCTCACTGTAGTACAGAAGGCCAAAATCCGTAGTACACTCGTGGACCCAGTCAAGTTTGTACTACACTGGCTGGGGTCCGATCTTTGGAGTGTCCAGAAAGAAATCGCCATGGCGCTCACAAAGCCCCAGGCGAAGGTCAACGTAAAAGCCTGCCATAGCAGCGGCAAAACTTTTGAAGCTGCGCAACTCGCTCTCTGGTGGTTGGCGCGGTACGAGAACGCCATCGTCGTGACCACGGCTCCCACGAAAAAGCAGGTCGAGGTCCTGATGTGGGGTGAAATCCACAAGGCCCTCGTCAAGAGCAAGTATCCCTTCCCGTCCGCCAACCTCACAAAGCTGGAGTTTGATAAAACCAAGTACCCGATGCGGTACGCGCTCGGCTTCACGACGACCGTCCAGCAACAGGACGAGGGCGTCAAGTTCCAAGGCTTCCACGCCGACCATGTGCTCATCATCATCGACGAAGCGCCTGGCGTTGACCCGAAGATCATCGAAGCGATTGAGGGCATTCGGGCCGGCGGCGATGTGCGCATTCTGAAGCTGGGGAACCCTACCATCTCATCTGGCGCCTTCTACGATGAGTTCCACAGCAAGCGCGCCAGCATCCAGCCATTCACAATCAGCGCCTTCGACACGCCCAACTTCAAAGGCATCAAGCTTTCGTATGAGGCTCAGGACTCAGAAGGCGCTCCAATCACCGTAACGCTCGGTGATCCTGATGGCCGCGACCTGATGGACCTGTCCGAAGAAGAGCTTGACCAGAACGTCATGCCATGGCTGACCACCAGGCGGTGGGTCAAAGAGCGGTTCGAGGAGTGGGGGCCGGGAGACTTCCGTTGGGATTCACGCGTCATGGGAGACTTTCCCTCTCAGAGTCCTGATGCCCTGCTCTCCCTGGCATGGCTGGAGCGCGCGCAACGGGACACACGGACATACGAGGGCAAAGTAGACATCGGCATCGACGTGGCGGGTCCTGGCGAGGATGAGACGGTGATGGTGGCCCGCTGCGGGTTCCAGATTCTTGAGATCATCGGCTGGGGCAATCCAGATCCCCGCGGCGAGCTGGTGAGCGCACTCAGGCGGTATGAAGGCCGCATCGGGACTCTGAACGTTGACTCGGCCGGCATCGGCTACTACCTCCACAAACATCTGCAAGACTTGGGATTCCCGTCGAATGCGGTCAACGTGGGCGAGTCGCCGGCAGACAAAGAGCAGTTCGTGAACCTCAAGGCTGAACTGTACTGGGGCTTGCGGATGCGCGCCAAGAGCGGAGACCTGGCAGGACTCGACGACGAGACGACCATTTCCCAACTTGCCAGCATCCGATGGAAGCCGAATAGCCGTGGGCAAACGGAGATTGAGTCCAAGGAAGCGATGCGGAAGCGGGGAGTCAAGAGTCCCGACCGGGCCGAGGCAATCATGCTGGCATTTGCAAAAGTTGCAAAGAATGGCGCCGGACTGCTTGAGTATTACCAGGGTGCGCTGGCGGTGCAAACTGGTGGAGATCAGGACTCGAATCCCAAGACTCCCGGCTTTAGACCTGCCCCTACCATCGCCACACCCGTCAAAGCACCCGCTCTGACCGCCTACAACCGCGCTATGGCTGCCCTTGCGCCCCAAGACCTCTGTGATCATTGCGGCAAGCCTCTTGGCGATACCGTGGTCGAAGAGGGCATACGCCGGATGCACCCTGACTGCGCAAGGCCATCGTGGGTGTCCTGAAGGCGTTATACAGATTCCGCTTGTTATACGCATCGGGACTGTTATACACTCCATCCATGAGCAAACTAGTCGCAATACGCATACCCGATGAACTGGCCGCAATGATTTACAAAAGGGCCAAGGATGAATCAATGACGCAGACGGCGGTGATCGTGAACGGGCTTTGGGCCGCTTTGTGTCCTGTTGATACAGCGGGTTTTCAGGAGGCGATGGACGCAAGAAAGTATAGGGGCGCTCAAGTGTGCCCAAACCGTAAACCTAAAGCTCAAATCATTCCCACCTCCGATACCATGGCTTTAGCCAGCAATGCCGCAGCCAAACGGATACGCAAAGCCGCTCTTGGCAGGACTCCAAAGAAAATCTTTGGCCCTTCCCGCCTCGAAGCGGTACTACCTACGCTGATAGCTATGGAGAAATGTCTCTCCCAAAAACCACTGGTAGCCCACGCACCGGGCTGCAAGTGCCTGATGTGCGCCCAGAAGTGATTCGGGTTGATACACTAGACCACGGGAGCACACACCATGGCCTTGTGGGATGAACCGACCGAGATAAACGACGATACAGTGTTTGGCAAGCGGCTGAACGACAAGGCATTGCAGAAGATGCCGGACGCTACGGGCGGCTCAATGACGCTCCTGAATCCGCGGTATGGAATCTTGAGCGCAAGGAATCGCGGAGGCGTTCGGCCTACTCTGCCAGTTCGGGACCCTGAAAATGACCGTCCTGGCCCCGATGACCGCCTCCTTCCCTCCGACTTCATCCCCGACGTAGACGAAGAGCGCAACCGCTTCAGCCCTTATCAGCCAGTCCAGCCGTTCGGCCCTCCATCGATCGTGGACGTCCGCGAGTGGGACTACCCCACCGGCTACAACCTCGAGATCGTCAACCGGCACATCGTCTTGGGCGAGATGCTGCGCGGCATCGTGCGGGGTTCGGGAATCATCGCCAACGAACTGAGCGCGCGCGTCGATGAACTGGTTAGCCTCCCATGGAAGTTTGTTCTGAAGAACCCGGCCAAAGGCGTGAAGTCGGAAGACGACCCGCGTATCAAGGAACTCAACGCCTTCTTCAAGATGCCAGATCGGAAGATACCTTATCCGCAGTGGATGGAGATGATCTTCCGTGAGCGGTACACCATTGATGCTGCCACCGTCTACATCTGGAAGAACAGGACCGGGACAAAGCCCTACGCGCTGGAAGTGATTGACGGGAATACCATCGTGCCAAAGATCGACGACCGCGGACGTATCCCCGACTGGCCGTCCCTGGCCTACGTCCAGATCGTCAAAGGTCTCCCGATGGACAACTTTACCGAGCGCGAGATTGTCTACATGCCGCGGCATCGGTGGGCTCAGAATCCAATCTGGGGATACTCCGAGGTTGAGCAGATCCTGATGGAGGCTACCCAGCAGGTTCGCAAGACGATGTACATGCTCAACTTCTGGTGCTATTCAGACGACACAGAGGCTCTCACGCGACGCGGATGGTTGCCGTTTGATAAAACCACCGATGACGATGAATTTGCTACGCGGAATCCTGACACTCACGAGTTTGAATGGCAGAAGCCTACGGCTCACTTCTCTGAGCATTATGAAGGAGATATGGTCCACATTAAGGGTCGTTCGGTGGACTTGCTAGTAACGCCCCATCATCGTGTTTTGTTGAGCGGGCTACCTCGCAAGTGCGGGGGAAATCCTTATCGGAAAGGCGAGGTTATCGTAAAAGCGCAAGACCTAGTTGGAATATCTCCGCGAGCAGTCGGTATCCCTATCACATCTAAATGGCAAGGACAAGAAATTGGGATTCAGACATTCGCCAGTTCTCATGGAAGCAAAATTTCTCCAATAACCATGAGTGGTGACCAATTTTGCGCGTTTATGGGAATGTGGCTATCTGAAGGTAGCAAGCGCAAAAGGAGCGTTCAGATTTCTCAGAGAACCAAATCTAAAGGGTATATTCCTTTCAGGGATATGCTCATAGACATATTTGGGGAGGAACCCTACTACAACGGATGCGCTTGGGAGCTAGGGAATAAAAGTCTTCGCAGTTATATGGTTCAGTTTGGTCTAGCAGACGGCAAGTTCATCCCAGAGTCGATCATGGGATCTACGCCCAGGCAAATTGAAATATTCCTGCACTATTTTTATCTCGGCGATGGAGCGCAACAGACCGGCATTCTCTATACGAACAGCTTCCGCATGGCTGGTCAGTTCGTTGAGCTGGCGCAAAAGACGGGATGCGCAGCGTCATGGAGCGAGGATGATCGCCGTACTGAGCGTCCCACTGCCGGGGTAAATTATGGCGTCAGGATACGGAAGAACGCTCCGATTACGGGGAGTTTTCAATCGAAAAACGTAGAGCATTCTGGGCGGGTGTCATGCGTTAGTGTGCCGAATGGGATTCTCTTCGTCCGGCGTAAGGGCGGTAATGCGGTTTGGTGTGGAAATACAGAAGGCACATGTCCTGATGTGATGGTGTGCTGTCCGGAGAACTGGACGGCAGAGCAGATCGCGCTATGGCAGGGAACGTTTGACGCGCTGATGAGCGGCAACCTCAAGCTCAAATCCAAGATGCGGTTCATCCCCGGAGGTGGAAAGCCATTCGAGATGAAGGGATCGGCCGGCGACCTGCTCAAGTCGGAATACGACGAATGGATGGCCCGCATCGTTTGTCGCGCCTTCAGGACCGACCCGAAGCCCTACATCAAGGAGCCTGAGCCGCGCGCCAACTCCGAGCAGCTTCAAGAGCAGATGCGCGCCCAAGGATTGAATGGTGAGATGCTATGGTGGTCCAGTTTCATGGAGCGGCTGATCTTTCTCGGCTGGGGATGGGATGACATTGGCCATGCTTTCGACCAGAACGAGGAAGTGGCGGCAACCGACCAAGCTACCATCGACATCGCCAACACATCTATTGGCGCCAGAACGATCAACGAACTACGGGACCGGGACGGCTTGGACGCCGTAGAGGGCGGCGACGTGCCGATGGTCAAGACGGGCACAGGATGGATGCCGCTCAGTGTCCTGGCGGCACAGAAGGCGATGCCACAACCGGCCATGGGCGGCGCTGGCGGAGATTCGGGACCGGGCAAGACCGGTGCGCAACAGCCCAGCAATCAAGCCTCAGTGAAGAAGGAGGCCGGGACGGAAGCCGACCGCCCTTTAGCAAAGCGGGGAAGTCACTGGAGCAGGTACTAGCGACCTACCTCAAGCGCAAAGGAAAAGAAGCGGCAGCAGGACTCACTGTCGAGAAACTGGCGAAGGCTGCGAAGAAGAAGCCAGAAGATCAGGACACGATAGACGTCGTGGTGGACTGGGGCGACCTGATCCCGGAGGTGACGCCCTACCTTGAGACTG